CCCATTTACAGGATTCTACAAACCTCATTGTCGCAAAAGAAACGAGACACTCTCTCTTTTTGGAGGAGTGTGGCGATCTCTAGTCGGATTAAAGGGTTTTAACCCCCTAAGAGCCGATCTAAAGACCGTCTTCCTTTTGAAACTAAGAATGATTAAGGAAATTACCTTGATCTCTTAAACTCATTCAGGATCTCAAAGCCTTCCATTTTTGACAGATCTTTTCAATTCGTTTCTTTACGAACAAATTGAAAGAATCTATCAGCATCGAAGGAGTTTCGATCAACCTCCTGAGATTTCCATTGCTGGTTAAAACCTTTAACCACCAATTGGAGAACCTCACAAGTGTTGACCTCGACCTTTTGCAACTTGGGAGATGGATCATCAAGTCGATCAACAAGTTCTCAACTTGAGACGTCATTCATCTTTTTCTCGAGGATAGCTAAGTACTGGTCAATACCAGTCTTAGGATCATCAAGAATTAACTCGTTTCATAGAGTTAAATGATGAGGTCTATAAGTAAAGAAAATATTTCGCACATAAAAGCGGAAATTAAGAGCATCCTTTTTAGGGAATGTTCCTAACACTGCTTCTATATGACGATTTACTTGTTTCTCAACTCAAAGATCATTATACTTCTCAATCATGACTGCTAAACGAGCTCGTAAGACCTCTTTAACAGCTCATTCGAAGAGAAGATAATGTCCATCTTTCTTTGGTACTCTTGGTAATGAACGACCTTTAATCATAGAGGCTAATGCATTTCTACTAAAATCAAAATTGAAATTAGCAAAATACATTTTACCTTTAACGATCATAGGTTCAGTGGCTCTTATTAGTCTTAATAAATACGCAGTATATGCCATTTTGGATATATACGCATTCATTAATGCTACAATTGACACCGAATCCTTATTAGGCCGTTTGTCCCACAGGGCCGAGGCGAGGACAGTATTTAGAACAGCGAAAGGTCTTTCTGTAAAAGATTTCTCTCTTAAGAAAAGACCTAAAGCAGTACTAATACGTCCACGTCACGTGTCCTGATTAATAAACATGTTCCATTGAATTGGAGAGACCTCTTTCTTTCCGACAGAGGTTCTCTTTACAAATTCAACAACAGGTTTATTAATAGAGACCACAGATTTACTCTGATTGATGGGTACCCCTAATTCAGCCATAACTTCAAGGTATTTGTCCGCTAATGATTTGTCGAAAATGATAATATCATCTCCAACAATTTCATAGCGTTCATCCCAAGTTCGACTGATAGGGTTTACCAACTTGGCACAATACTGCATTATCATATGATGAGTAATTGCAAGCATTGCCCAAGAAGATAAAGCACCCATCGGCTGACCTACAGCATATCGGAAGTCAATATAATCTTGATTATCAAATAAAGTTTTAACTTCATCTGATTTTCAAAGACGATAAGGACGACCGACCAGCAAACGTTTTCACGCGTTTGCCGCCTTTTCACCAATTAGACTTGCAAGTATCGCTACTTGTAAATCAATTGGTAGTCTATCCGTTGCTGCTGAAAGATCATATCCATAAGCGCAATTAGCTTTAATTGCCTTCTGGACTGCTCGATCAAAAGCATCAGAATGACTATGAGTTCCATCATTCGGTATATTCTTCAATACACTGAATAATGAACTATGAAGAGGACGTAATAAACTCTGAGTTCAACCATCAACAATGGCGAAAACTCTAAGTTTACCTGCAGGTTCAACCTTCGTTGATAACTGACCGAGACCAAAAGATGCTTTCTCTTTACGAGGAAGACATTTTGAAGTCTCTTCATTCACATAAGGAGCTATTTTATCGATATATTCGATAATAGTAGACTTAGTGGCTGAACAATAATCAACGAAAGCTGAGTAAATCTCATTATCATTAGCAATTAGATAAGCATCTAATACTAGTCCTTGTCAGGACTTTTTGTTAGTAGGAGATGCTGTCTCTCTAGGCAAGTAACGATGACTTGCTACCTCCCACTTACCTAAGAACGGTTCTATAACTGATCTACTATTTCTAGTAAACCAGCTACCAACCGATCAAAGGTAATTAGGAGAACCAGTATAACCATCAGTGATAGTATTTAACTTAGGCTTAACCTCTATAGATATTACTCTATAAAGATTAAACAAAGATAAATATAATCTAATTACCTTAGTACTACCAGACAAGATGGCCTTTCGGTCTCTTGTCCCGATAATACGAGGTAACCCTGATTTGGTTAATCTGGGTAGAGGCAGGTCAGGCTCTATCTCTCTTAATGAAGAGAAAGGCTGACCAGCAACTGCTTTTGATAATGCCAAGCTACATGCTTTCAGATATTTTACAACATAAGCTGATCCGTGTCTTCTATTCATAGAAAGAAGATACAGACCAAACTTATGGTAAAGCTGAATTCGATTAGAGATCTTCCTGCTTGATCGTAAACTTAAAGATATAATCTTAAAAGCAAAACGATTAAACAGGCTAGAAAGTGATTTACTTTCTAGACGTATCAGTTGTTCCTTAACATATTCTTTAGTATCAAGGAAGATACGATTAATTTTAATTAATTGTGTTTTCATTGATCTTTAAATATGTTAAAGGCAACCTGCGCTGTTCCCGTTAGGGGACGCCAGACGAAGACCGCCGATCGCTCACTTTACAGTCAGATACTGTAAGCTAGTAGAGCTATATTTTACAACAATCTTCCAATCTGAGTCCGATCATATCGGCCAGTCGAAGAAATAGGAGCAATCCTATCCCCTCAACTGATCCTGAACAGATCAGCTGAAAGACGGTTGTCCAGTATTTTTACTGGGGTTCCCGTAGTGAGAGTAAT